CCCCAAGCCCAACGCCGGGCCGAAGGACAATGCTGCCGCCGCCTGCGCCCTGCCCGGCGTACAGATTGATATTTCCGCCCTGGTAGGGCGTGGAGTCTCCGCCGGTCAGAGTGATGCCGCCCCCGGTATCGCCAGGGGAATTGCCCGCCTTGGCGGAAAGGCTGCCGCCCTTCAGGTTGGTAGCGTTGCCGCACGTCAAGGAAATGTCGCCGCCGTAGCTGATCCCGTTGCCGGACATGAACAGCAAGCGCCCACCGGAGTCGTTACCCGAAACGGCGGAGGTTAAAACGCCCGAAGAATAATACTTGGTGGTGCCAAACTTGGTCGCCAGGCTGATCATGGTCGCTGGGGAAGCGGTCTGATCCAGCCCGGCTAAAACCACTTGCTCAACGGTGGAATCCTTGAGGGGCGTTGTCCCGGCCGCCTCGGTGTACGCTTTGAGAAGGTCCGTTTTGAGCGGAGTACCTGGGGCGCTGGGCAGTTGCCCGCCTGAATCGCCTGTGGGGCCCTTCAGGGAAACCCAGGAAGCGCCGTCATAAAATAAAACATCTTCGGTCGCCATTGATTACGCCCTTGGGGTGATCGTGAAAGAAATGGTTTTGCGTTCTTTCCCGGAGCCCTGGTACAGGTCTTCCAGGGTACAGTTCAGCTTGCCGTAACCGTTAAAGGCCCAGGTCTTGTTGAAGACCCGGCCAACGTAACCGTCCCGTGGCATTTCGGCGCACCGGAACATATAGGCATCAAGGTCGGGATCGGGCGGGAACCCGTCCTTCACGGTGAACTGCACCTCATAGTTGGGCAGGTAGACAATATCCACGCCGTACAGGTAGGGCGGCTCGGGTGCCGCATCCGGCCAGACCTGAACCCAGCCGGTGCCGTTGAAAACGGAAACCTTCACGGGAGTCTTCCAGATCCCGCCCTGAATCACGCCTTTGGGCGTTGCCGGTTTCCACAAGCCGCCGGAAAGGGCCTTGAATGCCATCGATTAAACCTCGATCCAGAGGTCGCCCACCTTGCGCCCCGTGGTGGCGGGAGCCGTAGCGCCCACCGCCGTTACGGTATTCGTGTTGCCCGTTGGGGCCGCCGCCAACGTATCGTCCACATACTTTTTGTTGGTCAACTGGGCAGCGGTGGACGGGACTTGAGAACTCTCGGGCAAATACTGGAAGGTGCAAACGCCCGTGGCATTGTCGATGCGGTAGCCGTTTTTCCCGCTTGGCATTTGAACACGGAAGTTTCCCGCCGTGTCGTAGTACATATAAACATCGGTGCCGTTGAAACCGCTGGGCGATGCGGTTGCGGTGAACCGGATGGGGCCCGTCATCGCCCCGCCCCGGGTGTCCAGGTAGGTCCCCGTCACGGTCGCTAGCCGGTTATCCACATACTGCTTTGTGGCCGCCTGGAGGTTCGCAACCGGATCGGCGGGGAGGTTGATGGGCCCCGTCATCGTGCCGCCGGTCAAATTGAGCTTTTTGGCGTCCTGGGCATCCACATAGCCCTTATGGGTCGCATGGGTTGCAACCAGGGGGTCAGCGGATGGCAAGCCGATGTTGCCCGTCATCGTGCCGCCGGTCAAAGGCAGGTAGGTTCCCGCCCCGGTCTTTCCGTCAACGTACTGTTTCGTGGCGGCGTGGAGGTTCGCCGTTGGGTCGCCTGGCAGATTGATGGGCTTGGCGGAATCTACCGTGTTGATGCCGAAGGTCAGCAGGCTGGTGGTGTTGTAACGCACCGTTAGGCCGGCGGTGTTGCCGATCAAATTGAACCCAGACGCCGTTTGAACGGCGTTGATGCTGTCCGGCACCCGGATGGTGCCCGTCATCGTTCCGCCCGCCAGGGGCAGATAAGCGCCAGTACCGCCGCCGCTGACGGAAATGGTTCCATCAGCGGCAACGGTCACGCCTGACCCGATCTTTACCCCGCCCAGGACGGTTGCCGATGCAATGGGCAGGGATTGCGCCGCACCCACATACAAAAGGCCATCCGTTCCTAGCTTGGCCGTATTCCCGGCATCGGTTGAAACCTGGGTGGGGCCGGCAGGGCCTTGCGGTCCAGTCGGTCCCGACAGGCTCACCCATGAGGTCCCGGTGAAATACAGCAGATCGGGATCAGCCATTTTAGATACTTCCCTTAATCCAGAAGTCACCTTTCACGGGTGTCGCCGGGGTGTCCATCTGGGGCCCGTAGACGTTGATGGAGGTGCCATCGGCACCGGCAGGGCCTGCGGGGCCCTCGGGACCGGCGGGGCCAGTCTCGCCTTGAAGGCCCTGGGGGCCTTCCGCACCTGGCAAGCCCTGGTCACCCTTGGGGCCAGGTTCGCCGGGCAAGCCCTGCGGGCCCTGGATACCCTGCGGGCCCTGGACGGGGCCGGCGTCTTTCCAGGAACTGGTGGCTTCGTCGTAGACAAAACCACGGGCCGGGGCAGGCTCCGAAACAACGTACAGGTCACCTTGGGTACTGGTGGCCGGCAGTTCGGCTTGGGTTTGAACCGTAGCCAGATACCGGATGCCGATACCCTGGGTGCCCATCGGGCCTTCAGGGCCAACGGGGCCGGCTGGGCCCTCGGGCCCGGCAGGGCCTTCCAGGCCGGCCAGCCACTCCGCTTCGGTGCCGGTGTAGCCACCGTCCACGGCGGATTGGTAAGCGGACTTGCCATCCGCACCAGCGGGGCCGGCGGGCCCGGTTTCGCCGGCAGGCCCCTGGGCCCCATCTGCGCCAGCGGGGCCGGCTGGGCCTTTCAGGTCCACCCACTTTGTGCCATCCCAGAATAAGACTGTTTCGTCCATCGCTACCCTTTCAGGTCAGGAGTTCTCAGAACCAGAAACCATCTGCCACCGCCCATCCTTCAAGGTCAGGTAGGTGTTCGGTGCGGTGGGCGGAACCCAGTAGTCACCAGGCTTCGGGGCCGGCGGTTGGTCTGGGGTGTAATAGATCGTCGTTAGGTCCGCTTCGGTGAGGATTCGCTTAGGCGTCCCGGCCGGCTCCTGGATTGCCGGTTTCCCATCCCCGTTGGCCAGGACCTGGACGCCGGAAGCCATCAGCCAGGAAGCCGGCTCGATAGTCTGGCCCTTGATCTCCGCCAAAACGTCAACGTCCGTCCCGCCGCCCCCCTGGGGGGTTGCCCAGATAACTGACGTTCCGTTGGTGGCAACGGTCAGGACCTTGGCGGCTTCGGCAGCGGTGTACGGCGGCAATTCGTTGGGAATGGCCGGAAGGTTTTTCCAGGTCCGGGTTTTGCCATCGGTGCCGATGGTTAAAACCTGGTTGGCGCTCCCGCCTGGATACTGAAGGGCCAGGATTTGGCCGATGGAGGAGCGCCCGGAAGGCCCGCCCGTTGGCGTGGCCGGCAGATAGTCGGAAGCCGCCGGGGCCCGGTCCGCCAATTCATCAATACGAAGCGGGGTAATTTCTTCTGCCATGATGCTTGCCCGGTGCCATTTCAAGGGGTTACTACCCTTGTATATGGCACTAGCGGGCGTATTCTTCGCAGTCGTGGCAATCCATCTCGGTCCCGGGGCGCTCGTAAAAGCTGCAAGTGCCGTGCAAACTGCACGCATAGGCCTTGCGGGTGCTTCAAGTGAACCCGGTGTCCGGGATCTCCTCCCCTCGGTGAATGCAGGGAAGCCAGAAGCGTTCCTGGTTTCCCCAGGGGGCCGGGCTGGACCGCATTTGAACAACCGGCGCAGACTTGAGCGGGGCCGGGTCCACCAGGGTAATGCAGCTTTCAAAACAAACGGTCTGATTTAGATACGGCCCGGAAAGGACCGATGGCGGCGCTGTCTCCGCCTGGATGCAGCCCCGGGAGCCGTCAGCGGCGGCGGCGCACCAGTACGGGATACCCGTGGGCTCGGACAGTCCGCAGGTTGCGGCGCATTCTTCCAGGGTGGAGTATTTCCCGCCCTGGGTGTTGGCTGGGGGCCCGTTGGGATCGCCCCAGGCGATGCAAGTGAAATTGCCCGTACCGTTGGCCTTGGCCGGGTTGGTTTCCGGAACGCAGTAATAACCCTGGTGGGGGTTTTCCGGCTGTTCGCAGGCGTTCGTGCAATCGGCCAGGAAGGTGAAGAACTGGAACCCGCTGGCTTCGGCGTCCGCCTGGCTCATTTGAACACATTGGCCCGCCTGGCAAACGTAGACGGTGGCGGGCGGTGGCGGCTGGCAAAGGCCCTGGCATTCGTTCATCGACTGGAACGGGCCCGTAGACCCTGGCGGCTGGGTGGCGGACTGCTGACAAGCGCCATCAATGCACCACCAGGGCGGCGTGGGCGGTAGCGCCTGGCAATTGCCCTGGCATTCGGCCTGGGTGTTGAACGGCCCGCCGGTCGCCCCCTGGGGAACCGTTGAGGATTGAACGCAAGCGCCGTTGACGCAGTACCACTTGGATTCAGGCGGCGGCGGCTGGCACCCGGCTTCGCATTCGGCTTTGGTGTCCCAGGGGCCCCCGGTCGCCCCGGTCGGCGCGCTGTCGTATTCCCCGCAAGCGCCATTGACGCAGTACCACTTTTTGGGCGGCGGCGGGGCGCATTGTGAGCCCTCACATTGGGCCATATTGTCGAAAGGGCCATCCGTGGCGTTCGGCGGCCTGGTGTTCGCCTGAATACAAGTGCCATCCACGCAGTACCAGACCCAACGGTCCGGCGAAGGTGGGGCCGGGTCTGGCACGCATTCATCCGGCAAAATCCCAGGGTTGGGAAAAGCCAGGGCGTACAACCTGGCGGACCGGAACACGGGGGTTCCGAAATTCACGGTCCAGATGGTCGGCCCAAATTCCTGGGTGACCGTCCAGGTTCCTTCCACCCAGGTGCCGGAAATGTCCTTGGTGAAAATCTTGGTGGGCCCATCGCCCCACCGCTTCATCAGCAGGCCGCCGCCTATTTGAACTTGCTGCTCCACTTCCAGGGGAGGGTTTCCGGCGTAGCCGTATTCCTCAGCAAAATCTGGATCGCTGTTCACATAGGTCCGGTGGCCGATGTTGCTCAGGGTTATGCGGTCGCAATTACACCAGGGTTGGTACTGCCCCAGGGGCGTTTTCCCGCCGCAGGGCTGTTGGCTTTTCCCCATCTGGGACAGGCCTGGCACCGCCCCGGTGTCGGCCACTTCAGCCCGAAAACAGGTGTAATAGTGGTTCCCGTCCCACATGGCGCAGAGTTCAGTACCGCACCCCACGATTAAGGGCCTGGTGCCCAGGACCATGGACAAATGGGTTACCGGGTCCCCGATCCCGCCGGATGCGGCGTTGGGAGTGATCTCGATTTTCCCGGATTTGAAAATACGGTGCCGCCTGGGATCGGTGATCCCCTGGGGGTTGTCTTCCTCCATCGTCTTGGAAAACGTGGTCCAAATCTCAAGCTGGCGGGTCGCCGGATTCAGCCAGCGGATGGAACCTTCCACCTTCACCGTGGTTTTTCCCAGGACCGTCAGGGTGCAATCCACCCGCCAGGTTCCACCCCAGGAAAATTCCCCGCCCGCTATCCACTCATTCGGGTTGGGCTCCGCATCGGGCCCGGGGTTTCGACAAGCAAAACGATAGCGCCCGGGAAGGTAGGCACCGTTCAGCCAGTACGAGTAATCCCCCAGGATGCCCGTTTCAGATCCCTGGCATCCTTCCCCACGGTACAGATTGAACATGATTTCCCCGCTAGCCTGGGGCCAGCCCAAGCCGCAAAGGGAACAATCAAGATTGATCGGAATCGTCGGGGGAATGTCCCCGCAAACATCACGGGCAACCTTAACCGGGGGAAAACTCATGGGGTGGCATAAACCTGAAAGCTACTCAGGTTGAAATCAACGGGCACCGTTTGCCCTTCAACCTGGAACATCACGCTAGAACGCCAATACTCGGTGGCACCCATGTACCAGGTATAGAAATACTCATTGCAGGGGTTGTTATTCGCCTGCATTGGCCGATTGATGAACCAATGCCGGATGCCGCCAATCCTGGGGCTATCCATGGCATCCCCCACCATGAACACGCTGGTTTCAATGAACATGAATTGCCAGGTGGGGTTTACCACCGGGGTTTTCCCGGTGATCGGGTCCGGCTTTTCAAAATAGTTTTCGGGCAAGTACCCGTTGGCGGCGCAGTTGTCCGCCTCATCCGGCAGCAAAACCCCACAGTCCGGATTGGCCTGGCAGGGGAAAACATTGCACCGCTTCAAGGGTTTTCGGATCACCCCGCTACCGGCAACGTGCAAGAGGGAAAGGCCCACATAGCTGCCCAGGCGGATGGAATACCCTGGGTCCCGGTAGGCGGTCACCGGGGAACAAAACCAGTAATGAATCTGGGGTTTTTGCCCGCACCGTTCAAAATGCGTGGTGGCCAATAGTGGTTCATCCACGCCCTTGTTTGTCCAAATGCAGTTGGCCGGATGCAACGGGGCCAGCCAGTCGGGGCCCTGCTTTAAGGGCTTATTGGAGTCGGTCAGGACCCACTCGCCCCGGCCCTGGTAACTGTTGTTCGGCGTGCCCTTGAGCCGCCGCCGCACCTCGATGGCGCTATGGCCGGACACGATGGCGGGCCCCTGGGCGTACCAAAAACGCTGCGGGTAGACCGGCCGTTTTTGCCAGGGGGCCAGGTCGGCCGATTTGAAAAAGACCTCTTCGCCCTGGTGCTTTATCCGGACCTCTCCGCCGGTTTTCCCGTAGGGTTTCCCGTAGGGCGTGGCCCCCGATGGCAACGAGAACAAGGGGATTTCCCCGGTGCCCTCAGCCGCCTGGGGATGCCGCCTGGCACAAGAGTACATCCCGCCAATGTCGTTCAAATTCATGTTGCCCGCACCGTATGGGTTTGCCATCACGGTATGGATGCAAAATTCCCGGAAGGGCGTGCATTTCAGAACGGAGGCGTCCCGATCCCTGGGCACTTCCAGGCATTGGCCAGACAGAGGCAGGGTATAGCCGGCTGAACCCATTACTCTTGGACCCAAATACGAAAGTCGGCTTCGCAAATGTCGCTGCCGATCACGCCCGAAAGTTCAAATGTCACTTTGCCCAGGGGCGGGTCTGTCATCACGCAAGCGCCAGTCTTAGACTTCTCGGTCAACGAACCACCCACCCGCCAGCGGGTCAGGTCGGCGCTATTCTGGTCAATCTTTGTGGATAAAGGCGGCTTGTTTTCGTTCATCGAAAGCAAAATGCCAAACTCGCCGTTAGACCAGCCGTAATTGAACGAGCAAGCGCCCATCCTGGTCATTACGCCCTCATACGGGCCCTTCCCCAGGTAATTGCAATCCACCCCGGGCAGAATGCTCCGGAAGCCCTCCACCCGAAAATTGAACTCGTTGGGCAACTCCCGGAAACCCCAGCATTGATTATAAAACGGCGTCCCAGGATCGGACGGGTAAACCTCGGAACACTTCTGCCGAACCTCGGTCATGCGTACACCACCACCAATTCACCCCCGGAGCATTGGACGGAATCGACGCCACCGCCGCCGCTCCCGCCTCCGCCGGATTTCACAAACTGGTAAACCGGGGTGCCGCCTGGCAGCCCATGAAATCGCATCAATACTTTTGCGCCCACCGTGGCCTTACTGCCATCAATGGCGTAGGCGGCCCCCACTTCCAGGGTGCCGGAAATCTGCGGCAGGTTGTCGTCTTTCTGGCTGTTCTGGTAGATCGAACACGGGGCCAGGCGTACCCAGGCGTGGGGAAAACCCTTGCAGCCGGCGGCGTCCGCCCGCTCATCACCAATGGCGGTAATCTCGGCGGTGAACCACTCGGATTCAACCTCATTCCCGATAACGGGGGTTCCCATTGTCAGGGGCCCTTGTAAGTGAAAAGCGCCTTCATGTTGAACGAATCATAAAGTGGCCTGCCCTGTTTAACATCCGCATTGTTGCAGGCGTACACCCAGCGCATCAGCCCAACGTGGGGCAGCCGGTTATGGTTGTCCAAAACGTAAGAATTATTCATGGCACCGGCCCCGCCCAGGTCGGGCAATAACCCACGCTGGTCTTTGGGTATGGTGAACTCTGAAAACTCGAAAGTAATATCGACGTACTTGGAGTTCCAATAACTGTTGGTCAGGCTTTCCCGGGTGGCCGGGTCCACGCTGAAGGGCGGATAGGGGCCAGGATTTGGGGAAAACTTGATCCCTTCCAGGAGTAGGCTTCCATTCTCCTGGCCGAAGAAATCGGACGCCGGCAAGGGCCAGGCGTCGAAATTCACTTTGCCCCTGCCCAACTTCAGGTGTTCAGAACGAACCATCATGTTTGGGACCATGAACCATTTCACAATCATTTTGTTTCGGTTCACCAGCATTTTCGGGCCGCCTGCGTTGGTCGGCGTCACCTGCTGAGGGCTGGCCTTCAGGCTCCTGGAATGCAGGAAATAGCTGCCCATCTGGGCCACCAGGTATTCGCTACTGGGCTCAAAATCGACGGTACAAAAACGCAGATACTCGGCGTAATCGTCGAACTGGACTTCAACGCCCGCCTCATTGAAATAGGCCTGGCGCTCCACCAGACGGTGGGTTTGCTCATCCGTTAGCACCAGGTAAGGGCGTGGTTCAAATTGAACGGTGAGCTTATACACCCGGTAACCTTCCCGGCGTTCGGGTAAGGTTTTGTCGGTGCTGCCAAACCCTGGGAAAATGAACTTATCCCCACGATCCCAGCCATTGGCCCCCAGGCCCTGGATGGTGTTGATCCGGCTGGCGTAAAGCCAGGGGTAATCCGGGTGGGACATTGGGACGGTACGTTTTAGGCTCCCGTTTGCGTTGATAGCCGCCTGGCCCAAAATCACTTCAAGCATCTTGGGGAGGTCGCCCCGGGATACTTCAAACTCCATGGTGGCGCTGCCGCCATCCTGGCCAAACCCGGCCGTTGTCGGGGAAACCTCGGCAATCTGCTCATGCAGTTCCGGAATCAGCTTGTGGGCCATGCGTCACCTCAAACCCGGGGCTGGCTTATTCCCATCGAATTTGGGTTGCGCCTGTTTGTTTTGCCCGTTCACCAGTTGATCAATGCCATCGGCCATCCTGGCGGTGTTTTCGGCCGTTCGCATATCCGGGCTCATGCCGGTTGCAAATACGGCGCTGGCCATGTTCCGCCCCAGGTCGCCAATGCTGGACCAGGTGGAGCCCTTCGTTGCTGCGTTGGCGGAAGCGCCCGGGGTGATCGTCTGGGGCTTGATCGCCTGGGTTAATGGCTTCGCCCCAATGGCACCATCCAGGGCAATGGCCGCCATCATCATCCATGACCGTATGTAATTGATCACTTCCAGGATGGTATCGGCCAAAAACTTCAGGCCGGCAATCAGCGGCGGGATGATGAAATTGATGATCGGCATGGCCAGGGCGACAAGCGCCGCCACCAGTTCAGCCAGGGCGGGCAATAGCGGGGTGATCGCCTCCACCACCCCCTGGAACAAAACCACCACCGCATTCAGGACCGGCATGAACGCATCAAACAAAATCATGGTGGTTTGGCTGAGGGCGGCGATCAGCATACTCAGCGGGTCGGCCATTGCCACCAGGAGCCCGGCGAACAGCGGCAAAACCTGGGTGGCCAAACTCATAAGGTGGTCTGCAAACTGCTGGGCCACCGGCATGAAAACATCGACCACGGGCACCAGGGCATCACCGAACAGCCGAACGATGGGGATAAGCGCCCCCATGATCGGCACCAGGGCCCGCCCTATGACTGCGTTCAAATTGGCAAAGGCGGTGTTTAGCTGGCCCATCATCGCCGGGTTAAGGGCGTCGATAAACGGCGCTATCGCCCCCTGAAGACTGTTCAGGGGATTCAAGGCGGACTGAATCAAACCAAGGGTTGGGCCGGCCAGCATGGAACCGATCCCGGAAATGCCGGCGCTCATCGCCGCCCCAACCTTGCCGGGAAGGGCAAGCATTCCTTGGACGAATTGAACAGCCAGCTTCACGGTGGAATTCGCCAGGCTGGCGAAGGTGGTGGCCAGGCGGTAGGCAACGGAAATGAGAGCGCCGATCACCTGGGTAACCAAGCTGGCCAGGGCCCGGAAAACTTCCCCCAGGATTCGGCCATAGGCCCCCAACATGGAAAAGCCCCGGGAAAGGCCCTGGATACCCTGGCCAATGAATCGACTAACGGAGGGCAATAGCCTGGAAAACTGGCCCCCCAGGTAACCGGCGGTCACCTGGACGCCCCGCAAGGTGTTCCCAAAAAAGTTGCCGGCGGCGCTTGCCAGTTCCTGGGCAACGGCGCTTTGCCCCACGCCGGCCGTTAATCGCACCATTCCGGCGGTGAGGTCAGAAAGGCCCTTGGTTGCAACGCCGGCCACTTCCCCCAGGTTCTTGACCGTTTGCCCCATCATCTCGGTGATCGGCCCAAGCGCCTGCATTCCTGGAAGCGCCTGGCTGAATGCTGAGAATCCGTCAACGGTGGCGGTTATCGTGCCCCCCAGTTCCGCCAGGGGCTCAATCATAGATGCGAAGGCGTCCGTTAGTTGGCCATAAAGGCCCCGGGACGCCTGTTCGGCCTGCTCCTGGGCACCGGCCAGGCGTCCCAGTTCCTTGGCGGCCTGGGCGGCGGCGTCCGCCAGGTCTGCGAAGGTAGAAGACACCTTGTTGATAGCCTGGTCACCCGCCATTGGATTCCCCGTAAACTTTGCGGTAAGCCGCCTCCGGACTCATCCCCATTACCACCTGAAGAAAGTTCAATTCCTCCGCCCGCTCATCCACCGGGCCCGGATATGGCAGGGGCCTGGGCACGCCCTTTTCATTCCTTGGGCGGTTGTAAAAACAAACCACCTGCCGGGGCGTCAGCTTGGCCACTTCGTCAGGACGTAGGCACCAGGGTTCTTCCAGGAGGTTGGCAACGATCTGGGGCCAATGCGGCAAGCCTACGTCCTCACCTGGTTTCCCTCCTGGTCGCCATCCCCCTCGGGCATCGACCTATCAACCATCATTTTCACGGCTTCCATTAGGGAATCTTGGTCGTTTTCCATCAAGTGAATCGCTTCCGCCTCGGGAATGCGGCAAGCAATACTAACCAGCTTGACCAGCCCGGGAACGGTTCGCATGGCGTTGTTCGCTGCGGGGCCCCCGAAGGCGTAATGGCCCTTTTGGATCTTGTCCACCATATCCCTGGCAAGGTCCCCGAAGATTTCGGGCGGCACCACGTCAAGCATCTGACGCAACGATTCCCGGGCCCGGCCCTCAAGCCATCCCTCAAACAGAGACATATCACGCAGGGTGAGCCGGTGAATTTGATACGTCTTTCCATCTTTGGATTTGAACTCCATGCTTCCGGCCAGCGAATCACCCAACGTCCTCAGCATTCCGCACCTCCGCAGTTAAAAAGCAGCAACGTCAAAGTCTCCATGGAAGTCGCCTTTCAGGAACCACCTGAAAACGCCCCGCACGGTTTGAACAAAGTTGATTTCGGAAACCAGGATGGTGCCGGTGATGAACCCGTGCGCCTGGCTTCCGTTCAGGTGAAATAGTTGAACCTTGGCCAGGTTGCCGGCCCTGGGCATCAGCAAAGGCCCGGCGTAGAAGCCTTCCATGGTGACGGAGCCCCGCCGGATACCGCCGAAGATTTGATGGGGGGTGACGCCGTGCATGGCGTCCCGCTTGGCGGTGTCAGTCTCATCCCCTGGGGGGTATTCCCCCAGGTCGGGGTTTTCCGGGTCCTGGCGTGGGGTGTAGGTCGCATCTAAATCCCCCTCCCAATCCCCATGGGAATGAGTGGTGAGGGATTCAATACTTTTGGCCGTGCTGCCGTACTGGTAGTTATCGGCAGTTAAATAAATCTGCCCATACTTAACTTTGGCTTTACGGCCGGTGTAATACGACACAAGGGGCGGCCTCCGTTACGCTGCAACGGCGGGCTCTTCGGCCTTGGCCGCCGGGATGCCTACCACCTTGCCAGATATGTTGATGGTCGCTTTCCCCTTCACTTCGGTTTGAACCTTCACGTTCAGCACCAGGCAGCTACGCACGGCGGAATATTGCTGGTTTACCCCGAAGCAGATTTCGTAGATTTCGCCAATGACGGGGGCCACGCCACGATACGGCCCGCTGGTGGACCAGGTTCCTTCCACCAATCCTGGCTCATATTCGGCCCGGACAATGCCACCATCAACCGGAGAACGCACGCTGCACCAGTTGGTAACGTCGATGGGCTCGGTGGATTCATCCAGTTCCCAGGAGTCCATACAAGCCGGCTGGCCGTTGAACGTGATATATGCGTATTTGCCGGTAATGTAGGTGTTTGCCATGACTGCCCCGTCTGCTATTTTCTTGTGGCCCCTACCCTGTATATGGCACTAAATGTTGAAACCTGGACGTTCTGGTCCATGCTGGACTGGACAAACGGCCCGCCCGTATTGACTTCCCAATCAACGGTGGAACCGTCCGGCAGGTCCAGGGGGGCGAAAACCAGGTTCCGGATTTGCTGCCGCCAGGCCAGCCAATCAAAATCAATGTTCAAATCACGGTTGCACGCCATGTAACAGGCGATGTTCACCCGGTAACCCCAGGTGACTTCGTTGCAAAAAGTTTCCAGGGCCATGTCTTCCCCGCTGTCATCCGGGGCAATGATCACCAGGGGCAGCGGGTCGCCCTCCACCATCTGGGTGCGGCGGCGTAAACAGACGGTTGGGTTTCCCGCCACGTTGGCCACCATCTTGGCTTCCAGGGCCTGGAGAATGTCGCCCCATTCAGAATTCACCATTTGAACCTCACTTGGACCAATAAAGGACGCAGGCGTTACGGTCGCCGTTGGGGGTGGCGTACAGGATTGCGGGCGCTTGCCCGTCCGGGGTTTTCCCCCAGGCCATGGGGCTCCCGGTCGTGGGCTGGGGCGTTGGCTTCTGGGGTAGCCAAAGCTGGTACTGGGGTTTGCCGGCTTCCATCTCGCAAACAAGCCGCCACCTGGTTCCCCAGGTTTGTTGGTTGCAAGAGCCGACAAACCATTTTTGCCCGTATGGGTCAAGAATGTAGCTGTTTATATGGGGGACCAGTCCGTTCAAACGGTTCCGGAATAGGTGCCAGGTGCAATACTGGCGGAAGCCTAGCGCCCCGTCCCCTAGCTCCACCTGGACGGTGTCCACCTCCTCCTGGAGCCCGGTAGTTACCACGCTCCTCCCATCCGGCAAAAACAAGGTTACATCCTGTTGGTTGTCGAACAGGTTGTAATCTTCGGAAACGTCTAGGGTAGGTCCCGCCGGCATATCGCACCCCTCAAATCACAATGGATCGAATCTCTTGCGGGCAATAGGAGCGCATGAGTTTGTTCAAACCCTCAAGCTGTTCCAGCATGGCTTTTCGCCAGGCCACCCGGTCCACGCTTTGCCCGCCCACCGAATAGCTCGGGAGCGGGTTTTTCGAGTCTTCCAGCAGGGCGGCCAGGATGTTGGCTTGCTGCTGTTTGATGTTCTCAAGAATCTCGGCATAGGTCGCCATTATGCTTCCCTCGTCAACCATTCCACCAGGTTGCCAACTGCGGCTTGCCTGGACTCCTGGGCCGCCTTCGGCCGGTAGGTGGTGTTTTCCGGCGTCTTCACTTTGAGAATGTAACCCTGGTCGAACCGATTCCCGGTGACCTCACTTTTTTCCCGCAAGGAATACAAGGTGGTTTCCTGGGGCCCGCCCATGCGGCGCTTCTGGTCCGCTTCGCTTCGCAGGGAGTTGAGAACGAACGCCGGAACGTCCTTGACCTCATACATCCCGCCGCCCAGGTTACGGGCCCGCTGGAGCAGACTTTTATAAACCTGGTCCCGCTTGGCCTCGGGCGTGCCCTTGTAGGCCTTCAGCCTGGCCCGCTCCAGGCCGGCAAGAATCCTTTCCTGGTGCCCCCTGTCCATTTCGGCTTCGGCCTTTTCCCGCACTTCGGCCGGGTCGTCCTGGATGCCGTAGGCCTGGGGATTCCGCAGGTATTCTTTCATTAACTGATGATGTTGCCGGGCCCGCAGAATGGCCCCTAGCTTCGTTTCATCGCCAACCTTGAAGGCGTTGCCCCGAAGGTCCCGGGTGTACCAGGGGCCCCGATTGCCGTGCCGGAAAACAGCGTGTTCCGGGTCGTAGCTGTCCAATCGCTCCTGAGTGACGCCCCGGGTATAGCTGGGCTTTGCGGGCGATTTGCTCACCCGCCCCGTTGGGTCCACCACCTCCCCGGCTTCCACCTTGGCCCGGTAGTCGGCTTGGGCCTTGGCATAGTCGGCCATGCCGCTATTCAGCCGGTCGGTAAGGGCATCCCTGGACCGCCCCGAAACCCTACCGTTCGGACTCAGGGGCCCATGGTCTGCGCCTGGGTCCTTGATTTTGTTGGCCTTCAGGTACTGTTCAAAATTCTGGGCAACTGGCGGCGGGGCGCTCGGGCCCTGGGCGGCGTCAACCTTTTTCAACCTGGACGGGTGAACCACCTTGGTATTCCCGCCTGGCATTTGAATGACGTGGTAACCTTCGTACCCTGGCAGCGTTGAGGGCCCCTTAATGGTGGCTCTTTCCTCGCCGGTCCCGGTCGGGTTGTTCCAATCGACAACATCGCCGGCCTTGAAGTCGCCGGGCCCGCCTGCCGCCTGGCCTTCGGGGAAACGCTTGGCCATGATCCGCTTGATGATTTCGTGCCCGTGGGCCATATCGGTGCCCTTCCCGCCAGGGTTGACGCCCAGGGGAACCCCGTGGTCAGTTGCAATCGACCGCAAGGCCATGTCGCCTTTTCGGTCCATCACGTCCGTTAGAACGCCCTTGAGTTCCTCGGGAGTCTTTGCGCGCTGGGCCCGAACGCTGAGAAGGTGGCCCGGGGTGCTGCGGGTGATCGGGCCCCACAAATCATCGAAGTTATCCCGGCGGGCCTTCACCTTGGCCGCAAGGTCTACCAGGGCTTTGAACCCATCGGGGTTTGCCTTGGCCCAGTCCTCATGGGTGGAAATGAACGCCTGGGTTTTGGCGGCCCAATCGTCCGCCCCCCTGGGGGAATCCGGGTGGCCTTCATCCAGGCCCTTTTGAACATCCGCCAGGCGCATCATCAACCGTTGAGCGTTCACCGTTGCCTGGTCCGCCCCGGTGATTTCGTTGCGCTCCTGGTTCCTGTCCACCATCCGCTGGAAGTCCGATTTCGGGGCTTCCGGCTGGGCCCGCTTGGCGTCCTGGTCGGCCAGTTCCTGGCGCACGTCCTCAAGGGATCGGACGGGCTCCAGGTCGGCGGCGTTGGCCTTGCCGATATGCTTGCTGCTGTTCGGGTGTTCGACGATGACATTGTCACCGCTACCGTATGCCCGCCCGATAGTCCCGTCTTTCATCCGGACGATGGAACCGAAGTAGCTGGATTTCTTCGGGGTTTGGGGCTGGGCCGGTTGGGCCGGGGCCTCCTCCTCATCCTTGGCGGCGTACCGCTCGGCCTGCTCGGCGTAGTGCTGCCGGCGCTTTTCCTTTGCGGCATCGGCCTTCGCCTGGTCCAGTTCCGGATAGTGGTGCAAAAAGTTCTCCGGAACATCGGTGATCCCGTGTTCCGCCAGGCCCTTTTTGATTTCGTCCAAAAGCATCCTTTTGGAAGACGCCTTATCCTCAGCCCAAAATTTAAGTTTTTTGTCCTGGACCTCCTGGGCCGCCGCCTCCGCCTTGGCCATTTCCTTTTCGGGCCCTTCAAAGCGCCCTGGAAGGTGCGGGGAACCGTGAGCCTTGGCCCCAGCCAAAGCCGCCTCATGGGAAAAGCCCTTTGCCCGCAGGGCCTTGAAGGCCTCGCCCTGGTAGTAGTCGTTCACGCCGCTGGGCACATACCCGCTACGGTCGCCAACGGTCAATTCCCGGTGAATCCTCGCCAGGCGGTCCCCTTCGTTGAATAGCCGCCCGGAAGTCTTTTCCAGCCATGAGGCCTTGTCTTTTTCCTTCTGCGCCTTGGCCCTTTCGGCGTTGGCGCTTTTCGTCACCTGGGGGAAAATCTTTTCCGCCCCGGCGATCATCTCCGCCTTTGGCTTCCGGGTCAGGAAATGCAAACCAAGGTTGCGGAGAGTGTTTTCAACCTGCTCTTTGGGCAGCTTTCTGAGGGCGTCCAGGGCGGCGGCGTGGTCGTCCGCTTCCAGGTGTTCGGCCGGCGTCTTTTGAACAGCCGCCTTGGCCGGTGCCGCCGCCTGGGCGGGCTTGGGTGCGGGTGCCATGCCATCCCCGAACAGGTCGGGGCCTGCCGCCTGGGCCGGCTTCGCTGGCTCCGCCTGGGGGGCGCTCATCACCTTATCCAGGTCGGGGCTTTCCCCACGGCTCCACGGGGTTGGCGGCTTGGACGGTCCTTCGGCCGGGGCGTTGAACACGCCATCCAGGTCGGGGTTTTCCCGGTCGGCTTTCGCCTGGGCGGGCTTCGCCTGGGGGGCCGGTTCGGAATTGAACACGTCATCCAGGTCTTGGTTTGCCCTGTCGCCGGTCGGCTGGGCCGCCTGGGCCTGGGGCGCTGGGGCCGGCTCGGCTTCCGCCTGGGGCTTGGCCTTTGCGCCAGGGATGCCCCAATAGTTCAAAACATGATCCGGAACATCCTGGCCATCCTGGATGGCTTTGCGAATGGCGTTGTAGCTGTTGTTCAGGGCAATCGAGGTGTCCCGGCGCTTTCCTGGCGGCAGCTTGGAATAGGCGGCATCAATCTCGGGATTATCCAGGGGGTGGCCGTAGTCGCCCCTCAAAAACGCCGGTTCGTCGTATTTGCCCTGGAGGGATTCCCCATGCCTTTTGAGCATATCCACCAGGGGCCCGGTATCCCCGGACAACTCGCCGGCCACCAGTTCCATCGGCGTCAGGTGGTGCGCCCCCAAGCCTAGCTTGTCCTCATACTGCTTCCTGGCGGTGGCTGCCGTTTTCATCCCCTGGTTTTCGTAGCCCTTCCAGGTGCCGGCGTACTCGTACCCGGCCCCCTTGGCGGCATCGTCAAGCGCCTGGATTGTCCGGTCAATGGCGTCGATCTTGCGCCGCACGCCGGCCATGGAAGCGGGATCCTCCTGGTCGCTCGGCTTGACGCCCAGACTCGTTTGAAGGCGGTATTTCTCCTTCTCAAGCTGATCCCGTTTCCACTTGGCGTTCAGGTGGAGAAACTTCCCGGACTCATCGTGCTGGTTGGCTACAGTCCGCTGAATGTCCTCCTGGTCCTGGCCCTTGATCGTGCGCCCGGTCAGATTGTGCATTACCTGGCGGAGTTGATGGCTGTTCAAATCGTCGGGGTTCTCATCCATCAGCTTCGCCAGGGCGGCGGAAACCTTGGCGTACTCTTTGTGCGCCTGGGCCTTCAGGCTGGGGCTCTTTTGGGTGTACCCGTTGGCGATCACCTTCAGCCGGCCCGCCAGCTTGGTCATGCGGGTGGCCGGCGGTAGGGCGCTGTCATCGACCTGGGGCGGTGGCGTGGGCTCCGCTGGCCTGGGGGTAGGCGTGCCCTGGAAGTGCTGCCGCAGACTGACGGGAACCTCCATGCTTCCATCAATGCCATGCTGATAGGCTTCCGGGCTGAGTTCCTTCAGTTGCTGGGCGTACTGGCCGGCCTTGCTCGGGCTGTCTTGCATGAAGGAAATAGCCGCCCGCAGCTTTTTATCTGGGTGGCCGGCCTGGTCCAGGGAAGACTTGAACGGGTCGAACGCTTCCGCCTGGGCCTTTTCCGTCTGGGGCTCGGGCTCACCCACCGCAGGCGCTTCGGCAGGGCCGGCCGCCTGCATTTTGTCGATATGAGGCTGCCAGCGTTGCTTCAGGCTGTCCATCCTGAACTCGGGTGTCCCCATCTGGATTTTTCGGCGGGCCCGGATTTTCTCCGCATTCTCAGGAGTCACCTGGATAGCCTTGCGGCTTGCCCCGCCTAGCTGGTGGTCTGACGCCGCCAGTTCCCGCAACCAATCCAGGCGCTTTTGGGCGTGTTCGGCAATGGTCGGGTCCATGGCCCCGGCCGTGTTGTACAACTCGTCATGCAACTCGGCGGCCTTGTTGTGGTTGAACCTGGCGTTAGCGCCCTTGCCGGTGATCACCTTGGCCAAGAGCCCGCCGTACTGGTTCACCCTGGCCCCAGATGGCAGCTTGTCTTCGCCGCCCAATTCGCCTGGGGGAGTTTCCCGCATGGCCATGCGTAACATCCGGAAATTTGGCGTCTCGCCGCCGTCCAGGTAATCGTCCTGGCCCATTTTCTCCGGGGGCGTGAGTTCAAAACGGCCAGTTTTCAAACCCTTTTCCCATTCCCGGGCGGCCAGGGGCGTTCGGACCGTGCCGGACTTGCTGACAGTCGGGAAGGCGGGTTTACCCGTGCTTGCCGCCTGGGGCACTTCCGCCTGGGGCGCTGGTGCCGGCGTAGGTTCTGCCGCCAACGGAACGGGGGCGGGCGGTGCGGAGGAAGCCTGTTCCCCCGCCCCGCTGGCCGGCAGATTCGCAAGTTTTTTACGGGTGTTCCAGAGTTGCAGCCGAATCCGGTTATAGTCCCGGGAATTCTTCGGCATACCGGCCAAAACAGAGGATAGGCGGCCGATCTCGTCTTCGATTGACTGACGCCCCGCCTTGGTCAGGCTGGGGCGCTTGGCCCTTTTCCCGGGGGCTTCCGGGGCGATTACTGGCGGGGCGCTTGGGCCTTCTTGATTTCCTCCGACAGCCTGGGCCACATTTGGGCTTTCTGGCGCAGTTCCACCAGGGCTTGCCGCTGCCGGTCGTTCATCGGCTCCTGGCCCCGTAGCGCCTCCTCCAGTTGATCCAGGTTGAAGCTGTCCAACCTCATCTGGCGATCCGCCGATAAGCCCGGCTGCGTGGTCACGGGAAATTTGGCCGGATCGGTATAGATCGAGGATTCCATTTTTAGCCCTCTTTTTCAGTTCTTCCGGGTCGTGAACCTGGCTTCCAAGGTATTCTATCTGTTCTTTCGGGTCTTGAATGTCTTTTGCAAGACCTTTTCCTAAATTGTTGTTGTAAACCGTTATGGGCTTACCGGATGCGGCCATCTCTTTTGCCGCCTCTAGTGCGGCTTTCCTGGCCTTTATGTTCGCATCCATGGCGTAATTCAAATCGACGGGCCGGCCCTTCTCGGGCTCGGGGCCCTGCTTGCCGCCGTCTTCCCAGGCCTTGTACTCCTTCGCCCCTTCCAGGAAACGGGGCACAATGCCCTTTTCCCAGGCGTCCCAGGGGTGACGGTCCACGAAGTGGAATTCGGGTTCAAAACCGGCCTGGCGGGCCTGGTCCATGGCGGCTTTCGCCCCGTATGGCCCATCCCATTCGGCGCTCACCTGGTCCAGAATGAGCGGGTAATCGGTCATCTGCATTTGTTTGGAAACGGCGGTGGTTTTCCCGGAGCCTCCGCCGCCGGCCATGATGGCCATTTTGCCGTTACCCACGCCCTTGAGTTCGTGCTTGAGTTCGTGCAGCAAGCGGGCGTTGAGGTAGTTGGCGGCGGTGTGGTTGACGTGCTGATTCAGGCCGGTATACCCCGGCATGAAATCCCGCCAATCGTCGATATTCAAATTGGCGTGCGTCAGCTTTCCATTCGCATCAAAAGCGCCCTTTTTCTGCAAATACTTGTGCCGCAAGTCCTCATAGTTGTCCCTGGCGTAGGCCTGGAATTCGGCTTCCTGTTGTTTTTCCTCGGGCGTGAGGCCACCCATCGACCAGAACTTATACCCGGTCGCCTGGTGGAACTCGGGGATTTCCTTGGACGGTTGCCAGGTGCCGGCCTTGGGCTGCCCGGGGGCGCTGGCCTGGGGTTGTTGCGCCAGGTCTTCCCCCTGCCCCTGGGTGCGCCCGTCCCGCAGGGATTCGCTAGGCTCCCGCTTGGGTTTTTCCGCCTGGTACGGATCGCCTTCATGGGCGTTCCGGAATTCATCCAGGGCCCGAACCTCACCATGCGCCTTGGCTGCCCTGGCCTTGGCGATTTGTGCCCGGCTCTTGAGGTAATCGCTAGCCCGCTTTTTGGCGAACTGCTCGTTTCGGCCGAAGTCCATTTCCTTCCCGGTTTCCGGGTCGGTCAATTTGAACACGCCGTTTGCATCCTTCTGGGGCAGGGTGCTTTGGGCGTTGAGGATCTTTTTCAATCCGTCGATATGTTTGCCGTATTCCTCAACGGCCTTGTTAATGCGTTCGTCGTGTTCCTTTTGGCTGGCCGGAACCTTGAAACCACGGGGCGGTTTGTAATCGGGGTTGGCGAACTTTTTGGCCGCCTTCGCCTCCACCTTCTCCACGCCCTTGTTTGCAGCCGCAAGCGCCGCCTCATTCTCCGGGGCAAGCTCATGCTCACCCAAGCCAACTTCCTGGAACCCGTCCAGGGTGTCGGCGTCCATCAGCCCATCTTTGTTCCTGGCCCCCTTCAGGGCCACGAAGTGATTCCCCTCGGTGTCCATGCGGACCTTCAAGAGGCCCTCATCTTCCAGGGATCGGCGCGCCTCCCCGCCAACGATGGCGTCCAAGTCCTTCTTGGTCATCCAGCCCTTATGGTCCTTGAGGGCCCTGAGCGCCATTTCCTTGGCCTGGGCCGGGTCGCCCTGGAATTGGGGCCCGGAGTTCTTGGACATTCCCAAGGCGTCATCCACCACGCTGCCGCTATCGTCCAGGGCGGGCGGCGCTGCGGGCGCTTCATCCTTCGGGACCGGCAGGTTGCCGGGAGAGAACAGGCTGCCGAACATTTCCCCGGTGCCGTCCGTTTTGGCCTGCTGTTTCTGGTCCAGCCAGTCCAAACCTTTCGCCGCCTGGTCGGATACCGTCTCCTGGGGGGCCTGCTTTTCGGCGTCCACGGCAACCTTATTGCCGAACAGGTCCGTCATCATCTCGGGGCCGGCAAAGTTCCTTTTCACCGGGTTGCCGAACAGGTCCAGGCCCGGGGGCGGTGCCGGGGTGGCCCCGGTGCCCTCGGCCTCGGTGCGGTCCACCTGGCTGAAGGCGGGCCCGTTATTCAACTCGGCGGAATCGAGCTTACGCCCCACGCCTTCAACGTCATCCAGGCCCCTTTGGTCGGCCGGTGCCGCCTTTTCCGGCTCCGGTGCGGGTGCCGGGTCGTCAAACCCAAACATGGAAGGAGTCTGGTCATTGCCCTTGTCGCTGAAGGTCTTTTCCAGGTCGGCGTCCATTTCCTCCTGGGACCGCAGGGGCTCGGGCACCGTGCGCCCCTCGGGCGGGGCGTCCGGCATTTGAACAAGCTGGCCCTCATTCGGATCCTTGCCGAATATCTGCGCCACCAGGTCGGGATGAACGGCCCAGTTTTTCCACCGCTCCACTTCGCCCTGGAGTCGGGAAACCTCACTCTTGACCGCCTCGGGATCGTCCACATTGATGCCCATTTCCCGGGCAATGTCGGGGCGCTTGGCTGCCCCCTGGGCGGCGGTGATCCTGGCGGCCAGGGCCCGGCGGATGCCGCCGGCCTTGCTGGCGTTTTCGGCCATCTCCTTGATGGCGCTGTCATCGTTGCCGAACAGTTCGCCTTGATCCTGGTCCGCCTTGCGCCTGGCGCTCAACGCCTTGTACGCCTGAAGGTAATCCCCGATGGTTTCGGCGGACTTGTTTTCCCCGGCCAGCTTCAATCCCAGGGGCTGGAGCTTTTCGTCGTTCGGGGCATGGCGGGCAATGGCTGCCGCCTGCTTGTCGTTGATCGCCTTCCCCTTGAGGGCGGCCAGAAGGGTTTCGGTCGCCCCCTGGGCAATGTCCCAACCGTCCTTGCCCTTGGCCCTGGCCAGGAGCCCTTTCATCTGGGCCTGGTCCTTGGTCAGGCCCTTGTTCGATTGGAAGTAGCTGGCGTAGTCGGCCACGCTACCGTTTCCGTCTCTGATGTTCAGTTCGGCATCCAGGGCCTTGGCCTGTTCCAGGCTGAACCCATCGGCCTCCCGGTAAACCTGGACGGGCACTTCCCCCACGCCGTTACGCTTGGCATGGGCCAGGCGGTGGCGTCCGGAAATAACCTCCATCGTCCCGTCTTTGCCTTCCCATATCTGAAGGGGCCCGCTTCCCCGGTGGTCGTAATGGCCCTCCAGGGGCTCCACTTCGCCGGTCGCCTCATCTGCGCCCGCCTTGAACTGCTTCACCCGGGCCTGGGCCAGAATCTTGTTCGGGTCCATGTAGGTGATGCGGGGGGCGGCGGTTTCCCTGGCGTTGGCCTTGGACGGGTTGACGGGGGCGTCCGGAACGTGGAAGCCCTTGGACCGAAGGAATTCCCGGGCCTGGTTGATCTTCTCCTGGTCGGCCTCGGGCCCCTCCTGGTAGGCGTTGCGCTTCGCCGGCTCGGGCGGAGTCTCGGGGCGAACAGCCGGCGGGGTGGATGGGCCCCCCTGGGCGGATTTCTTGCCGCTGTCCAGGTTGTTCAAATTCTTGCCGGTGAGTTCAGCCGGGCCCTTGGAAATGTCACCAGCCTTGTTGATGAAAACATGGACGCCATTGTCCAGGGTGACCCAACGGCCGTTGGGATCATCCTTCTCGGCGGTCTGCTCCAGGACCCGCCGTAATGCCGCCCGTGCCATCTCAACATGGTTTTTGCTGGTCATATTCCACCCATCCTGGAAAGAAAAAACCCCGCCAACGGGTAGACCGTGGGCGGGGCAAATGTCACCTAGCCTGGCCGGCTCACCCCTGGTCGGCCTCGGCTTCCGGCTCGGCTTCGATATGTTCAAACACTTCAAACTCCTGGCTGGACATGATCACGCCCGCCAGGCGCTTGTACCCCTCCACCGCTTCCGCCTGGGAAGGCGCTGAAATGATGTAGGTGACGGCTGGGGTAGGTAACCCAACCTTGAACAGTCTGCCGCCACTCCCAACCACCAGGTCCGGCTTAACCTCGGGCCTGGCTTGTTCTGGTTTGGGTGCCGCCGCTTTCTTCGCCATGTCCATTGCCTCCACTCAATGGGTGCCCCCTGGGGGGCGTTACTTAGAAACCCTGGACCAATAAAGGGGGGCGTCATCCCGCACACCGTTGGGCGTGTCGTAGATGAGCGGGCTAACCTTACGGTTCCCCCCCGGAGTCCCGTAAAGTGACGGGCAATCCCTTCAGGCGTCCTCGCTGGTGGCGTAAACCACATAGCGGGGATCGGTGATGCCGGCCACGCCCATGTAAGACGCCTTAACGGCCAAAACTATGTCGTTGTGGAAATCCAGCGGGTTGTTCGCCGGGGCCTCAACAACCTGGAGGGGCTTCGCTTCCCTCCAGCAGAACGCCTTTTTGAAGTCGCCCAGGATGACAATGTCATTCGCCTGCTCGGGCGTCTTGCCGGCCTCGTTGGTCATCATGCGGTAGGCGTTGGCCGTGGACATGATGGCGTAGGTGCGATCCAGCGGGTTGGGGCTCACCTCGGTGATGGGCAGGCCGGTATCGGCAAACCCTGGAACAGTCTGGCGCACCTCGGTGGCGTGCAAGATGTTCTTGGCGGTGTACCTGGTGGCAGGCATCACCAGCATATCTTTCGGCTCAACCATGATCGGCTTACGCAAAACCGGATCAAGGATGTTCACGAACATTTGTTCCAGCGTGTTGATGCTGGTCCAGTCCGTCAGCTTGAACCCGGTGAGCTTGTTCACCCAGTTTCCGCTGGTGTTGTAGGTCTGGTAAACGGACCCGTTCCAGTTGTGGGTGTTCACCAGGCCATAGACCACCCGCAAGATCGACTCTTCACGGGTCAGGCCCAGGATGGTTGCCACAGACTTGGCCGAATCCAGGATTTGGCCGGTCAGGTCTGAGAAGATGGCTTCCATCGTCACGGAGCAAATACGCCCGATCTTTTCGACCGATGGGTATTTGATGTACTGACCTTTGAAGGAGGTCTGGGGGTAGGGCATACCCTGTTGAACAATGTCGCCCATATCGACAACATCGGACAGGTAGGGCACGGTCTGCTCACCCAGGTTCCCGTTCGTGACGGGAATGGTGGTGGTCAGGGTGTCGCCCAGCCAGGAAACCAGCTTGTACTTTTCCCGGATCTCATTCACCAGCAACTGGCCGGTAATGTCCTGGAAACCGCTGGTATCAACGGCCTCGGCGCTTTCAGTCACCCGCCCGGAGCGAACGGCCCGGGTAAGGTGTTCGGCCCATCCGCTGCCCATGTAGGACTCAGCCAGGCGGCGCAGGCTGATCCGCCTGGGATCAACCTTCCTTTCCCGGATGGCCTCGGTAAGGACCTTGGCGGTAGTTGCCCGCCCGTGGGACTCGGTAATTTTCTTGAGCTTGAGTTCAAAAGACATTTCTGGAATCTCCAGGGGTAGGGAACTACTTGTTCAAATCACTTGGCCGACAGAAGGCCCAGGTTCTGGGAAACCAACCGAATGCGAACGTGGGTTTCGGTGGCGGGCTTTTCCAGCACGCAGTACCCAACGGCGGTGGTGGCATCGGCGGCGATCACCACTTCCTGGGTGGCAACCTTGCCGTCCACCAGCTTGAAACCAAGCAGTTGGCCGGTGTTCACCGCCACGGCGCAGGGGATTTCCCAAATGCCATCGGTGTCGATCCGAACCCGGTTCTTCCGGGAGTTGCCCCGGATTTGCTCCACCCCGGCCGCCTTGGCCTGGCCTGAAATCCCCGCAAAGACTGCGGCGGCTTCCGCCTCGGTGGCGAAGTTGGAAACGGGCACCACTTCCCCGGAAGCGGCGTCGATTCCCACCAGGTCGCCAATCTTGAGGGCGGTATCGGTGGCAACCTTGGAGTCCACGGGCCAGGTTTCCCCGGTGATGAAACGGGTTTCGGGGGTCAATGCGGTCTGGGGCATCGGTCTTACTCCGTCAGGGATTTAACAAGGGCGGAAATGTCGTTCTGAGCCACGGGGCCCGTACTACGGGGGCGGCTTTCCCGGACCAGAATTCGGCGCTGGTCGCTGATGATCTTGTTCCAACTGGCCTTGTTGCTGGACGCCAGGTGGTTGATGAGACTTTCGGTGATGGCATAGCCTGGCAGCTTGGCTTTGTGGGCCGCCGCCTTCGCTTCCAGCACCGTTTTCCGCCGGCTTTCCCGGATAATCATGCGGTCCAGTTTGGACAACAGGGCGTGATAATACGGGTCGTTGGTTGCCCGCAGGGCCTCTTCGGCCTTCATCGCCATGGCCTCTTCGTCGCCATCGGGCTCGGGCATTGCGCCCATGTCGCCTTCCAGGCCCTCCATGCCACCAGGAGCGGGAAGGCCCATGGCGGTGGCGATGGCTGCCAGCTTTTCGTCTGCGCTCATGGCGGGATCGGCCAGGATGCCGGCCACGGCATCGGCTCCGCCACCATCGGCTGGCGCAGCGGGGGGCAATCCGGCCCCCAGGTCGCCGCCCATCATGTCGCCGCCCATATCGCCACCCAGGCCGGCCAGGTCGCCGCCCAGGTCGCCGCCCATGTCGGGCGGGGGCATATCTCCGCCCATGTCAGGCGGCGGGAGTTCTTCGTCGATATTGTTCAAACCCATTGGGGCGGACTCCTGGACACGTTGCAGACTTTCCAGCAGGCCGGTAGTGGTCGCCGGGTCTGCCACCAAATCAACGCTTTCAACCCGGAAAATCTCCGCCACCCGGTCAGGGTTGCCGAAGTTTCCTTCCACGATCTTGGCCTCTGCGTTGTGGCTCAAACCAACGGCCCTGGGATCGTTGGTGGCCCACCAGCGGAAAGACTCAGCCAGGGGATGGTGGGGGTTAAATGTCAGGTCGCCGTACAGCCCATCGGCCCTGGCCCGTACATTTGCCAGGCGTCCGAAACGCTCGTTGTACTGGCGATCCATCTGGCCCTTTTTGGGATGGTCCAGATTCACGGGGGCCCCTTCGTAAAGGTGCGCCGCCTTTTGGATCACTTGGATCGGGTATTCCCTACCGTTCCTGGACTTGGTGCCCAGGATCTTTACCCCTTCGACCAGGCAACCGTTCTTCACGGGGCCCTTATCCAGGGGGCGGTAGGAATCTTCCAGAAGGTTGACGATACGTTCCATACCCGTGTATATGGCACTAGTTTTCAAAAACTATGAACCAGGCGATAGCGTCCCCCAGGATTTGGAGAACGTCCCCGATCAACATCCCTTGAAGGCGTGCGATCTTGGACGCCTTGAAACCGTTGAACACGGCCATTTCAACCACGTCTGAAACGTGTTCGGGCTTGTCCGCCAGGTAGCTGGAAAGGGCTTCGCCGCCGCCTTCCTTCTCCACCAGTCCGGAAAAGAATTCGTCGGAGGGGTTTACCCCGGAGTCTTCAAAGTGCTTTTGCCAGGTCCTGGCGCTTCCCCAGACCATGCGGGAAATGTGGCCCCTGGCGAACAGCGCGCAATAGGTGCAAAGGTTGGAACCCTTGCCTGGGTCCCACTTCCTTTTTCCATGAAAGAACCCAAGCCACCCTGTTTGAACAATGTCCTCCAGGGGGATTCGTTTACCCTGGGCTTTCGCCCGGCGGTATGCAGCGGTGGCCAGGTTCAGGATTAGGCCACGGTATTCCTCATAGGCCTGTTCATCCGTCAGCACCCGGATACGGGGGCTTTTCCGGGCTTTCTTCCGTTTGGGCGCTTTCGCCACCATCCACCACCCCTTGGGGCGGCTTTCCACCAGGCGCAGGGCCCTGGGGCAATCCGCCTTGGCCTGGGGGGGCTAGCGGGTTGTTCATTTGCTCTTTTTGCTGCTTCTGGCGCTCCTGGTCTATCTGCGCCTGTTCCTTTTTGTCATCGACGCCAATGTCGGCCCGGACGGTGGCCAGGCTGATGGCACCCATGTCCATATAGGCTTTGTGCGTGTTCGCCTCAGCCGCCTTGTCACGGGCCTGGATGGTGGGCGGCAAAACCTGGATGGAAATCTGTTGAAGCAAATCGGGATCAATCAAACCCATTTCGGCGGCGTGGGAAAGCTGCTTCCAGGCTAGCGCCCTTTCGGGCCTGGTGCGCCTGGTGCCCAGGGCCCCCATCAGCATATTTTGGAACCGTTCAAATGACTTGGTGGCCGGGGCCTCCGCCGTCAAGCTGCTAGCGTAGTTCGCCCCGCCGGCATCGGCGCTCATCATAATTTCTGACAAACCGAACCGTCCGGCAATCGCCCGCAGATTCACTTTCAGGATTTCAATCAAGTCATTCGCACCCGCCGCCAGGCTGGGGAATTCGTATTTCACGTTACCGCTGGCGGTCAAAACCGTACCGTAGCCGAACCGTTCCACGGTCTGCTGGCGTCCGGTCCATTTGTCGGTGATGGAGCCATCGCCGGCAGACTTGACCAGTTCTTCCACGGCCTGGGGCGGGGCGTCATCGACGGTGCGAATCATGCCGATCTTTGCCCGGGTTTTCGCCAGGGCGATCATGCTGGCAAGCACGTCCTCAGCCGCCCGGAGGTTGGTTTCAACGGCCATGATGGTCGGCAAGCCCCGCTTGGAGTTGCTTTCCACGTTGTTCCGCAGGTGGATGATTTCTTCCGCTGGCACCAGTTCGGGGGTTAGGCTGATCCAGGGCCTTTCGATCACCCAATACCCAATGCGCTCTTGCATATCCTCGGGGTGGCATTTGATGCCGAAGGAATCTTCGGGGCTGGCGCTGGTGTCGCTGGGGGCCCGGATTAGCTCGGGCTCAATGAACCGGATTTGAATGATGCCGTTTTCCCCTGGGAACACTCGTAAGAATGCTTCCCCCTCAACGTGGAGCCGGTAGACGATTTCCGCTTCCACTTCGGATAGCCGGTTATGTTCAACGAACAGGTCTAGAATGTCCTGGACTTGCTCCAAAACCTGGTCCGACAAGCCACGTTCCCGCCTGGCCACCGCCTTGTATTTGAACCCGGTGCCCACCACATAGGCTTTGCAGGCGTTCAATGCGGCGATGGCATATTCGTTGTTCCTGGCGATCATCCGGCAGCGGTCCCGGATCTGCTTCAGTTGAAACCAGTTGATGGCAACGGGGAGGATTTCACCCGTAAGGCGGTTGTCACGGCGTGCCAGGGCTGGCCCTGCGGCATCAGCGAAACCATACGGTCCGATTTCGCTGAAGTAATCCCGGGGATCTGCCCACCCGCTGGAATCCGGGAAAAGCTGGCCGCCCGAAATGCTGTCCATGCTGCTCATTGTCACATTCTCCCGGTAACGCTTTCGACCCACCCGGAACCCTTCAGCATACAAGCCAGATTGAAGCTATCCGCCAGGTCGGGGGATGCCCGGAGGCGCTTTTTAGTGCTGGCCTTGGCTTCCACTACTCGCCTTTGCAGGGCGTCCAGGGTGAAGACTGGCTGGCGGAGTTCGCCCATGAGTTGGGCCCGAATATCTTCCGG